GAGACACTCTATCAAATTTATCATTTTCAGGTGGATCAAACATATCTGTTTTTTCTAATATCTTTTCCAAACCTTGATCAGTATATTTTAATTTAAATACTTGATCCATATATGTTTTATATTCAAAATATAATACTTGTACAGTATTTTTATCATAAGCACCCCAACCATAAATGTAATTATCATTACTATATGATTTTTGTATTTTTTCTAATTCACTATCTGATATATTAGGAAATTGCTTTTTAATTTCTGGCACAGTCATTGCTTTTACTTCTCCAACATAATAAATATCTTCAAAGTTAGGGTCTTCAGTATATGAATAAACCATATAAGCAGGATCAACATAATCTAATGTTATACCATTACTTACATTAAAATTTGTTTTAGCAGCTGCTATACCAAGTGTAACTAAATCATAGTTGATTCTACGTTTTAATAAATCATATTTGTTTTTATCTAACACTTGATTTATTGCTTCTTCTTCAGCTATTTCAATAGCTTGTTTATATGAAAGCTGCAAATGCAGTTCCATTTCCTCTATGCTTTTAGGCAAATCATTTACAGGTATGTTTGTTTTAGATATATTTTTACCTGTAGTTTGTTGAACTTTATTAATAATATCTTGACCAAACATATCTTTTGCTAAGTTAGAAGCGTATGTTGATCTTTTTTTAACAGACACTGGGTCTTGTGCAAATGCTTTTATATCATAATCTTTATTTGAAATACCATTTGAAAGTATATCAATAAACTTAGATAATATAGGTACTGGTTTCCAGTCTAAATTTAAATAAGATAAATCACCGTTAATAGATAACTCATCTTTATATTTTTGTACAGGTTGTTCACCTTTAGCATAAAGCCTACGTGTATGATAATTATTAAACGTTGTTAAATACCTATTACCATTGGTTCTACCTTGCGCAAACCATTCAGATTGTATAGCGTTGGCAACTTGCCTACCATACTCTAAACTTAATTTTTCCTCCAAAGGTACTACCTGACTGGGAAAAGCGCTGTTAGCATTATAATTTATATTCATTTATTTCATAATTTTTGAAACAATACCTCTATTATCATACCTTTTTATTCCTAAATCATATGATTTTAATTCGCGTGTTGGTATAGGTTTATATCTGTTTTTGTTACAACCCATTAAAGCTAAACCAGAACTAATTGATGCGTCATGCTGTGTTCTATTATTTATATTAAATTTACTCCAATCGTTTAAGGTTCTTTGAAAATACATATCACCGTAACCTGTATCTTTTAAACCTACAAAATTTTCAATATATGTTTCAATAGCTGCAGCATGAGCTTGTTTAATGTCTTCACTTGAATTAGGTATACCACCTATCTCTCTTTCTGTTACAGACAATTTATTATAAAGTTTATCTGGTCTGTTCATAGAATAACCTCTATATCCTCTTCGTTTAAAATGATATAATAATCTTGGCTTATTATTTTCTGCTAATATTGGCATACCATAAAAAACACAAGCCATTAATACATCTTCAAAAAATATCTCTGCAGTTTGAGGTCTTGCTATATATTCTAAAAAGAAATGATTTGGTGGAACATCTAACATACTAAAAGCTGTTATACCATGTAATGATCCATTAGAACCTCTTTTATCTACAGTTCCTGATATATCGTAAGGGTCACAACCAAATGCACCTAAGTCTTCGTTTCCAGGATATTTAATTCCATTTTTTAATATTACACGATTTTGAAGATTTTCACTTGGCACCCATGTAATTAAAAATCTACCGCTATTATTTGGTACAAATACAACTTCAGTATCCTTAATACCGTTTAACCATTGAAAGCTACCTTTAGTAATTAATGAACTATGTTTTAAATCACCATTAAAATCTATTTGTTCATATATTTTTGTTAGGTTAAAAAGTGAAGCTTTTGCTTCATCTCTAAAAGCGTGTTCTTCAGTTCTTGGAAATTGTCTATAAAATTCATTTAAAGCATCTTGATCACCTTTTAAACCATCAACTTCATTTTGCCAGTAATTAATAACACCTAAATCTATTTCAACACCGTGTGGTCCAAAGGTTTTTTCAGTTGGTGTTTCGAATACAGGTAAGCCATAAGAATCAATGTATCCCTCGTAGTTCCATTCCATAGGTATGAACAAACTATATAGTCCCGAGCGAGTCTGTCCATTGCGGTTTCTTTTTGTAACGTCTGATTCATAATAGATTTTTTTAAAGTTATCACCTCCTTTGTCTAATGCATTACAGGTACTACCCATCATACATTTTCCTATAACTCTACTACCTAATCTTAACGTTGTTTTGGTAACTCGCCAGTTGTTGATGATGTTGTTCGGCCGCTCCCATTTGCCGGACTCGTCATGTACAAGGAGTTTGAGTTTTTCACCGTCATAGGAGTTGTCCCCTGTATTCTTCCAGTCGATGGTTGTATCCAACCCCTCGAGCTCCTCGGGCCTTTCACCGGAGAGTATCTTACGCCTTGTGAATTTACTGGCAGGTACACGATATGCCAGTTCGGTTTTTGGCCTATCCATACCGTCTTGTATTGGTTTGAAGAAAAATGGATAGTTGACGGATATTGGCACGACTTTATCAGTAAACATGGTTTTAGCGTCTGGTCCGGATTTCGATAAAATACCGTATCTTGAATCAGAACTAATGGTCGCGAGATTGACTGCTTCGCCTGACGCCATAAAAGAGAATCCAGAACGTCTATTTTTAAGGTAGCACATCCCGTAACATCTGCTATCTGCTTTACAAGCTTCCCAGAATATAAAGAATAATCTGTTTGCTTCCCTATAATCTGGTTTCCCAACATCAATCTTGGACCACTGCAGGTACATATAATGAGAACCAGTAATGTAAGTAGCCAAGCCTTTATTATTGAACCAAAAGCCTTGCTCTCTTTTATTAAATTCTTCATCAATGTAATCATACCAAGTTTCTTTAAAATCTAATGGGTAATGTTCCCACTCAAATATTGTTTTTATTTTTACTAAAGGAGTTGGTATTTGAGTATATTCCCAAGTACCTGATTTAAAATCATGAACTTTTTCTTTTGCAGGTAAAGCAATTTTTAAGTTTTGTATTTCAATTATATCACCTATTTTACCTGTTTTACTTATAATAATTACATCGTGGTCTTTATTATAACCATACTCCCATTTTTTATATCTATTATTTTTCTTTATAGTATTAGGTTTGATATAATTATCTAATACTTTATATAGTGAATTAGTATACATTATTTAGATCTACCTTCTGCAAAACCTTTAAAGCTTTTTGCTTTTGTTTCTTTTGGTTTTTCATTTAACATATCCTCTTCTTCTTGTATGCGTTGTAATATTTCAAACGCATCAAATATAGCTAATTTTTTTGTTGCTGCAGCGTTTTTTAATCTATCAGCTGATATATCATCATCACTGTCTACAATAGGTTCTTTAGCTACCTTTATTAACTCATCAACTGCTTTTTGCCCAGCGTGGATTATACTCTGCTTGGTTTTCTTTATATTCATGTTTTAATAAAATATCATTTGATTTCATACAATATAAACGCTCGTCATCTATATTAAACTCCCATTCAGACCCAGCTTTAAATGAAACCACATCACCTGGGTTTATTTCTAGCGCTTCTAATGAATTATTACCAATTTTTAATATACCGATATTGTTTGTTTCTTTTTGATTTGATAGAGTATTATTATTTTTAATAGGCATAATAAAACATCTATCATTTAAAGACTCCCAGTATTTTTTTCTTTTATACAAATATAATTGATCAACACTAGCAAAATATAAATCATCTTTGAAATGAGATCTACTATTTACTTGCTTACCTTTCATATTGTAAAATCTTCTAAATACATTTTGATGTAATACAACAATATCACCTATTCTTACAGGTGTAGGTAATGCTAAAGGTGTGGATACTACTTCTGCAAATCTATTTACAAATTTCCAATTTTCAATTTTAGTATTTAAAATTAAATTTTTGTCATTAATTTTTTTTACATTTGCATATCTTTCACCGATAGGTTTAACGATAAAATCATATACACTTTTCATTAATACTTTAAATCATACTCAATAGATATTGCCATGTTGGAATTAAATTTTTTCCATGGTAATACCTCTTCGTTTTTCTTAATAAAAATGTTATACGATGAATCTTTATCTTCAAATAAAATATGAGATATTGTATGACCGCCATACACTTCTTGTCCTACAGAATAATGCATAGCGTCATTTTTATAATCAGCACCTATGCTAATTTTTCTAACAACGTTGTCCATTTATTCTTCTGTTTTTTCTATTTCTGTATATGTACCGTCTTCTAGGTTTATATTGACTGCTCCGTATTTATTTTCTAAATCTTTTTTAGTTGTTTCAATAGCTTCGTTTAATGTTGCTATTTTATGAAGAGCACTATGTTTTTGAGCTTCTAATACACCAATATGAGTTAATACTTGATTTAATTCTTTTTGTTGATCAACAACTGTTTTTAGTTCTTGATCTTCGATTTTATTTAATTCTGCCATTTTATATAATTTAATTATCTTTATTTTTTTGCATAGATTTTGCTTTTTCCCAACTACGACCTACGAAATAGGCACCATACACTGTAATTAGTAATGTTTGAAAAATAGGTATATAAGCTTCTGCGATTTTAAACTCACCTATATTACCATCAAAAAAAGCACAAGCTGTAAATATTACAGTTAAATAAATTAAAACAGCTGGTCTTATGTTTTTCGATAATTTACTATCGGACGACATATCGGCCTTCCATCTTTCTGTAACTTGTTCCTGTGCTTCTTTATCTGCTTTTTCTAATATTTGAGTAATTAATCTTTGGGCCTCAAGTTTTTCTTCCTTGGTTGTTGTTAAGTTATCAATAACCTCACCAACTTCTTTGATGACATTACCTGTTAACCACTCCCAAATTTTCTTCATTTATTTTTTCATTCCAAATTTCATAGGTCCTTTAGGCATTTTAGGTGTACCACCTTGATAATCTTCAAGCATTGGTCTTTGACCTAAACTTCCAGTTCCATATATAAATGATTCTGTTACTTCAGGGTTTCTTTTAGATATTTTCTTGTTTGGTTTTTCACCTACTCCTGTACCTTTTTTACCTTCCCTACCAGATCTGCTATCATAAAAACCTGTAAGTTCGCTACGGCTAAAAAGACTATTATAACCACCCCTAGGGTTTTGCTCAGAAGATTTAGCTTTGGCAAGATAGTCTCTACCTGCCGCTTGACCAAATCTATGTGCTACATCTAATTTTCTTTGCGTTAAAGGTCCACCCATTGCTGCTAGTTTTTTGTTTGCAACTTTAATACTATCCTGTTGAGATTCAAGCATAGCTGCTTCTCTTTCTCCTTTAATCTTATTAGCTCTATTTTGTAGTTTTTCCTTACCTTTATCTAAAATATCTTTTTGTGTTTGATCTCCAAGTACAGTTGTTTTTTTATTAACATTTGTTTGTACACTAGATTTATTAGAGCTACTTGAAGACTTGTTACTTGAAGAACCTCCATCTGAACTAGATGTACCAGCTATTTTATCGTAATCACCAATTTTAGATTTAGATATATGACCAGCTTCTGCCATTTCAGCTCCAGTTCTACCAGCAAAATTTTTGTTTTTAGATAAGCTAGTCATAAAATCTGAATCAGACATTTTTGTTTGTGATCCAGACTGAGCTTTTTCTAATTTATTTTTTGATTGTGAACTACCACCACTACTTGATGAACTGCTTGATGTAGATGAACTACC